TCGAGGGCGGTGATGCACACCTCGTGGCCGCCTTCGAGGGGCGAGGCAGCCCAGTTCGGGTCAGCGTCGATGAACCCGGCCTCATCCGGCTCGGAGAAGGCTGCGCGCCAGGGCATCCCCATCAGGACGGGGCCGGTCTGGAGGAGGGCTGCCAGTTCCTCACCGGTGGTGGCGTGCCCGTACTGGTCGATCAGGCCGCGGTGGCGCAGGGCTTTGGCGACGCCGAGGCCGGAGGATCCGCAGTCCTGGGAGGGCCAGGTGTAGTCGTGCCACTGGTCGCGGTGGGTGGCATCCGAGTAGAGGCCGATGGCCCAGGCTTCGGCGGCGGCCGTGTCGGTGACGTCCAGGCCGGCCGCAGCAAGCTCCTCAGGCGTGTGGAGGACGGAGATGAGGGCGGTGGCTGCGTTGCCGGTGCAGGAGCCGAGAGCATCGACGTCGTCGGCGCCCTCGAACAGCTGCGCTGTGTGGATGCCCTGGCTGGTCAGGTCCTGCTGGTTCAGGACCGGGATACGGGGTGTCCATTCCACGGGGTGGAGGGGTTCGCCGGTGTAGCGGCGGCGGTAGGCGAGGCTGCGGGGATCCAGCACGAGATGACGTCCCAGCATGGACTGGACGTCGTACGTGTGAATGGTCAGGTCGGGCACTCGCCCGCTCTCCTGGAACTCCCCGCGCCAGGTGAATGTGTGGCGTGCGGACCGCTGCGTGCGGTCGTCCCTCGGGAGTGGTGCCAGGGCGGAGGGTCACCCAGTGATCAGGCTACGGCCTGGCGGGATACGTGTTCCCCCGGCTCAGGTACCGAGCGGCGGCAAAGGCGTGACAGGGAAGAGTTGTTCACGGCGTTCAGCGGACGTGGACACCACCTCCGGCACGTTGTCCAGCAGCCACTGCTGAATTCCGTGTGCCAGGGCGGTCTCGTCGATCTGAATGTACTCGGACTGTACAGACACGTAGATACGGGCCGGATCTTCTTCCCCAGATCCATTGGCGGAGATCAGGTTGCAGGGGTAGTCCATGGTCAGGTCACTTTCTCGAGTCGGATGTACGAATCGGTGTAGAGGATCGTTCCGGTGGCGTTGGAGGTGCCTTGGGCCCAGGTGAGAGCGAAGGTGCCGCCGGTCGCCTGGACGCGGAGGGTGCCGCGTACCTGGACGCCGAAGGCGGTAGAGCCGATACCGCCGTAGGTACGGGTGGCAGCGATGTCGGTGGATTCGGTGCGCATGGTGTAGCCCCACGACGTCACAACGTCTTCCTGGATGGCGTGGGCCGCGGTGGAGGAGATGACGGTGGTGCCGTTGCCAATGCCTTGCCATTCCCCGAGTGCTCCGGACGGAATCGACCAGCCCATCTGAAAGTCTCCGGGCCCGCTGTATTTGAGGAATCCGTCGATGACGTAGGTGGCGTTGGCGTCAACGGTGAAGGTGATCTGGCTGTCGGCGGTCACCGTAGTAGTGCTGGCCTTGGGGGTGGCATCCGTGGTGCGGCGCTTGGCCTGCCGGTTCCCGACACCGTTGACGGTGAGACTTCCAACGACGGTGGCGTTGCCGTCCTTGTCGACAGTGAACCTGTCGACGCTGTTGAGCTGGGCGCGCAGCAGGTTCCCGGTGTGCGCGGTATCGGCGTTTATGAACAGGGCCGAGCTGCTGGAGTTCGCGCCGGTCAGTTGCAGACGGCCGTCGTTGGTGAGGGTAAGGAGGGTGGTGGATCCCTTGGCCATGAGGGCTACGGCCCCGGTGTGGGAGGCGTCCGCGGTGACGGTGAGCGCGCTGGAGGCGGAGGGGTCCGGGGTGACGATCAGACGGGGCCCGTCGAGGAAGAAACTCGCGAGGGTGGCCTGGAGGATGGTGGTCAGGGTGCCGGCGCCGTCGTCATGGGTGAGGTACGCGCTGGCGTCGCTGGTGCCGTTGTTGGCCTGGCTGTTCAGGCGCAGGACCATGCGGTCGTTGGCGCCGGTGACGCTGGGTCCTTGGACTTGCAGGGTGGACGACTCGTTGGCGAGGCCGGAGTTGACGACGCCCATGACGAGGCGGGCGACCTGGTTTTCGATGGACCGGTTGCTGGGGAAGTCGACGTAGCCGGCGCCGCCGGTGGTGCCGACCTTGACTTGCGGGTTTCCGGCGACGCCTGCGGTGGCGCCGGGGAGGGCGGGGTCGATGGCGTAGGCGAGGTTGTTCGAGGCGTCGTAGACGAGGATTCGGCCGTCGCCGGTGGCGTTGAGGGTGATGCGCTGCCCGGACGCGGCGGTCTGGATGACGGATCCGGTGATGGTGCCGCCCGTGATGGTTTTACCGGTGATGGCGTCTGCGGCGAGTGCGGTGGCGTCGACGGCGCCGGCGGCGAGTTTTCCCGCGGTGATGGTGTTCGCGGCGATCTCGGCGGCGGTGACGGCGAGGGCGGCGATCTCCCGGGCGGTGACCGCGTCGGCGGCGATCTTTCCTGCGGCGATGGCGTCGGCGGCGATGTTTGCGGCCTGGATGGTGAGGGCTGCGATCTCGGTGGCGGTGATGCTGCCCGCTGCGACTTTCCCGCCAACTACGAGGGTGCTGACTTCGGCGTTGTCGAACCAGACTTCGCCGGCGGTGCATGCGCTGGCTTCCACCAGCAGTACGGCGGTGGCCGTGTTGGTGGGGGCCTGGACTTGGGCGGTGGCCCTGTCCCAGCCTGCGCCCGGGGTGAACGTCTTGTCGGCGACGCCGTAGCCGAGAACGCCACCGGCACCATCCTCGTAGCGGAACATCAGCTTGACGCCGGTGCCGTTGAAGGCGGCCGAGGTCTTGAAGTCGATGGCCAGGTAGTGGCGCTCCCCTGGCAGGACGGGGTAGCGGGCCAGTTCGATGTTCTTCCAGGTGGTGGCGCCGGACGTGCAGTCTACGTGCAGGGCGGTGGCCGAGTTGTTGCCGGGGGTGGTCTGGGTCCAGTCGGCGTGTCCGGCGATGGCCTGTGCTGTGAGGGCGCCTTCGAAGGAGGGGTCGGGGGCGAGGTTGCCGACGCCGACGGCGAGGGCGTCCGTTCCGATCGCGCCGACCGCGACCTTGGCGGCGGTCACCGCGTCGTCGGCGAGCTTCACCGTGGTGACGATGCCGTCCACGATGTCGTCGGCGACCACAGGGGTGGGCCCGTACGGCCCGACCGTGTCGGAGGGGGTGGAGGCGGTGCCGGAGGTGTTGCGGGCCACCAGGCGTACGTACACAGGCGTGTCGCACGGCACGACGACGGTGGCCCCTTGAGCGGTCTCGATCGTGCCCTGGAGCGTGGCGGGGACGGGTTCGTAGGAGGCCAGGATGGAGGCGTGGACCTCCACCCGGGCCCAGTCCAGCGGCAGGACGCTGCCGTCGGCGAAGGTGCCGTCCCAGGAGACGGTGACCCCGCCGAGGACGGAGACGACGACCGGTGCGGACGGCTGCGGCGGGGGCGGCCCGTTGACGACGTTCACGGCGGTGGTGCCGTCCGCTTGCTGCCCGACGATCGCGCGGAGGCTGCCGCCGTCGTCGCGGACCTCCAGGGCCGCGTCCTCGATGCTGCCGCCGTGCGCGTAGCGCTGTCCCTTCTTCACCTGGGCGAGGTCGCGTTTGAGCGCGGCGAGCTCGGCCGCGATGCTCCTGGCCATCAGATGTCTCCCGGGGATCCGTAGTGGAAGGCGTCGGCGCGCTTGAGGGTGAGGACGGCCTGGTCGTCGTGTTCGCCGGGCTGGTAGGCGTCGGCGATGATCCGCGCCCAGCCGGTCCATGACCGCCACTGGTTGTGCACGGCCACACGGACGTCGTCACCGATCTGCCAGGAGCCGAGCGGGGCGTTGGGGTGATGGCGGACGGTGATGGAGGTGACTTCGCCCATGACCTGGCGGCGCTTGCGTTCGGCGGCCGCGCGCCGGCCGAGGACGTCGTTGCCGTTCACCGTGGGCAGCGCGAGCACCGTTTCCATGCGCAGGCCGCCGTCGCGTACGGAGTCCTCCGCGCGGCGCATCGCGGTGCCTTCTCCGGATCCGGTCGCGATCACGGTGTTGGCGAAGTCGTCACCGGAGTACGCCACCGGCGGCGCGTCGATGATGTTGACGCCCGTGCGGAAGGAGATGTCGGTGCGGCGGGCCCCGAGGCGGGGGTAGCCGAGGGCCAGGCGCTTTTTGACTGTGCCGTTGGCCTGGTAGGCGCAGGTGTTGGTGTACTCCGGGGACCCGTCCTCGCTGACCAGGTCGTCCAGGTGTTCGCCGAGCACGGGGGTTTCGTACCAGTAGGAGTGCCACGGTTCTTGCGGGGTGCCGGCGGTCGCACTGGAGGTAGTGGAATCGACGACGACGCCGAGGTTGCCGTCGGGCTGTTCCTGGGCGTACGCCCACAGGTCGCGGATGATGGTGCAGGGGTCGGCGTAGGTGTAGGGGCCGCGGCCGCCGAGCTCCCCGTGGATGTCGTGCCGTTTGGTCAGGTACGACGACCAGCCGGCGGCCTCGATGCGGTACTCGTCGTCTTCTGCGGTGATGTCCCAGACCAGGCCGCCCCAGCGGAGCATGCCGTCGGCCTCGGCGTAGATGAGAGCGGTGTGCGGCATCAGCAGATCGGCCTTGGCTTGCACGAAGCGCGGCTTGAGGGTGCCGGTCAGGCTGCCGGGCCCGTTGAGTTCGTTGCCGAACTCCACCCCAGACAGCGGCAGCGCAGGGTGCAGCTGGGCGCCGGTCAGGGCGTGCTGGGTCCAGTACCGCCACCGTGTCACAGGGCGGCCTCGTCGAATTCCACGTCGGCGATGAAGGTGGTGGCCGTATCGGCGCCGATCTTTCCGACGTTGCCGGTGTTGCAGCGCATCTTCGGGCGCAGCGTCACGGTGGTGCCGCGCATGGCCGCGCCGGCGGTGTCGGTCAGGGACAGGGTGTCGGCGGTGATGAAGGTCTGGCGGCGTACGCCGCTGCCCTGGTTGTCGTCGATGTTGACGGACTGGGCGGCTTCCTTGGTGCCGAACTGGAAGGTGTAGCCGCCGAAGACGTAGCCGTCGTCCAGGCGGATCCCGGCGGCGGTCAGCACGACCTTCACCTTCCCTGCCCAGGACGGCACGGGGATGGACCAGGTGACGGCGGAGGGGAAGTTCTGCCAGGTGCCGGAGGTGCCGCTGATCTGGGTGAGGGAGCCGGAGTAGAAGTACTGGTAGAGGGTGCGTTCGCGGCGCGGGTTGGCGACTTTCCGCAGGTCGGTGATCATCGAGTTGGTGATGGTCGCGGTCGATGCGGGGATGTCGATGCGTGCCAGCGGGATCGCCGAGTACCCGGAGGGCACCGTGGTGGCAGACGAGCTGACGTTGGACACGACTTCGAAGAACACGATCGGGTCGGTGGCCGGGTCCCGGGTGCCTTCGTACTCGGGGTCCTCCACGCGCAGCACGAGCATGTCGGAGCGGCCCACCCCGCCGGTCGCGGCGATGCTGACGGTGTCGGAGCCGATGTTGTAGGCGTTGTAGTGGCCCTGGACGGTGGAGGCCTTTCCGGCGATGACCGCGGATCCGTCGCTGACCTGCACCCCGGTGCCCGGCGTGGACAGGGCGCTGACCTTCATGTCCAGGCCGGTGGTGACGCCCTGGTTGTCCCGCGCCAAATCCTTGATCATCATGCGGAACATCTGAGCGGAGTGCTCCGCGTCCTTCGTTGCGATGGGTACCGGGTTCAGGGCCACGGCAGGTCTCCTCAGAGGGCCTTGTAGGCCGGCCACCAGGTGACGGCCAGGGTGCTGGTCAGGGTCGGGTCGGTGGCGGTCCAGTGGATCTCGTTGATCCCGGGCAGAAGCTGGAAGGTGTCAATACGGGACGTCGGGGCGAGGGGCGCGCCGCCGCCGTTGTTGCGCAGCACCGTCCGCCAGCCGGGCCGCGTGTCGATCTCAATCCACTCCCCGACGGCCAGGGACGCCTGCACGGTCAGCGTGTGGCCGGTCGCCACGTGCGTGATGGCCGGGTTGGCACACGGTCCGTTGATGCGCAGCAGCGGCCACGTCGGCGCCTTTCCGGCGACGGTGAGGAAGCCGGGCCGGCCGACCGCGCCCGCGGTGTCGGCGATGGTGAAGGGGAACATCAGCGGGAACGTCATGCCGCCCTCGGTGAGCCCGCCGAGGGGGATCGACGTGGTGTCAGCGGTGTCTGCGTAGAACAGGTGGTCGGCGGCGGTGAACTCGATGTCCAGGGGGATCCAGCCGTGCTTGACGGCCGTCAGGTCCGCTTCCAGCTTTCGGACCCGGCCGCGCACCACGCGGGCGGGGCGGCCCGGCAGTTTCAGACGCAGGTCCAGCGTGGCCCCGCCAACGAGGCGGACCGTGTCCCCGCTGGCGGCCTCCTCCAGTTGGGCCAGCACATCAAGGGCCCCCGTCTCGTTACCGGGCATCTTGATGCCGGCCGGGATGCGTACGGTGCGGCCGGTGTAGTAGTCGGCGCCCAGCCACAGGCCGTCCTCGCCCGGAGGTTCGACGTCTGCGGTGCGCTGGTTGGCCAGCCCCAGGCCCTCGATGGTGGACAGCACCACGGGTGTGCCCACGCCGATGAGCACGCCGGCCAGCTCGTGCTGGTGGTCCTGGAGTTCGACGGGTGTGCTCATCGGCTTCCTCCCGCACTGGCGAAGGCGCCACCACGGGCCAGGCGGCGCAACTGGTAGCTCTGGCGGGCTTCGACGTCCCGGGCTAGGTCACGGTCGGAGCGGCGGTCCCCGATGTGGAAGTGGGAGGCACCGACCAGGGGGCCCTGCTCGCGGATGATGACGACACGGGACGTTTGCGCGTCGGTCAGTCCTACTCCGAAACGCCGGGCGACATCGGTGAGTACGGGCAGTGCGGTGCGTCGCTTCGACGGGGACAGCGGCAGGTAGGCCTCTCCGCCGGTCTGCGGCTCCGCGAAGCGGATGATGCCGCCCTGGGTGGCGTAGAGGCCGGCGCGGATGCCGCCGTCCGCGTACGCCAGGTGCTTGTTGGCCTTGCCCAGGTCCTGGAGGAACTTCGTGGCCCGGTTGCCGAGCGACTTGCTGATCTGCCCCTTGGCTTTGGTGGCCACCGTGATGATTTCGTCTTCGCCGAGGCCGGTGGTGCCTGCCACGTCGTGGATGCCGGTCTTGCTGGTCTTGATCGCGGAAATGATCTGCACCAGTTCCGCGACTTCTTCGGAGGTGAGCTGGCTGTTGGCGGTCTTCGCCTGGGCGTTGGCCTTGGCCGCCTTCTTCGGGTCCTTCACCGCGGCGTCGGCAAGCTGCTGCGCCGCCTCATCGCCTTGCGCGGCGAGCTGGGCGGCGAGGTCGCCGTAGCCCATGGCGGCCAGCTTGGACAGGTCGTCGGCGAAGTCCTTGTTGACCTTGTTCGCGTTGGTCAGCTGCCGCGTGTAGTCCGTGAGGGAGGCTTTGGCGGTCTTCTGGAGGTTGCGGAGCGCGGCCGCCATGTCGTTGATGTACTTCGTGGAGCCGGTGGCCATTTTGTGGGCGAGTTTCATGCCGTCCTCGCCCATCGCCGCCAGCGCTTCGGCGACGTCCCCGCCAACCCGGTCGGCGACCTTCTCCAGGTCCTTGTTCCACGCGACGGTGGCCTTCGCCGCCGACTTCAGCTTCTTCTCGACCGCGGAGATGTCGAAATACTCGACTTCCTTGGTCTTCCACTTCCCCTTGACCTTGACCTTGACCTTCTTGGTCTTGTGGCCGGCCTGGCCCGCGTCGGAGGCGGAGTAGAGGGTGCCGGTCTGTGGGTCGTAGCGCCAGTCGGTGACGTTGCCGTCGGCGTTCCACTGGATGGCCTTGGGGTCGCCGCCGAGGCGGCGTATGGTCTCCTCGGCGATCGCGCGAGAGCGGGGACGCTTGGCGGGGCTGAGGGGGATGTATGCCTCGCCGCCTGTCTCGGGTTCGGCCCACATGCGCCACGATCCGGCCGGCGCGAACTGGGCGACGTGGTTTTCGGCGCCGCGCGCGAAGGAACGGGCGCCGCCGCGCTGGTTGCTGCGGAGGCCGCCGTCGGCGTAGAAGCTGAGGACGCTGCCGTTGGCCTGGGCGTTGGGGCCGCGGCCGCCCTTGCCGGTGTAGACGGTGCGGTGCTCGGTCGTCAGGGTGATCGTCTTGCCGTGGAGGCGGTCGATGTAGCCCTGGATCGCGGAGATGGCGCTGGCAGGTCCGCCGGTGGGGATGGTGATGGTGACCTGCTTGCTGCCGGGTACCTGGTGGACCTGGAAGCCGAGGGCTTTCAGCGCCCTGATGGCGTCCCCAGTGGGGGCGCGCATGGTGATGGTCTTGCCCTTGGTGGCGGCGATCTTCTCCTGAATCTGGCCCAGGGAGCCGATGGCGCTTTTGATGCTGGCGGTGACGGGGATGTTCTTGCCGTCGGGCACAACGGACAGCTTCGTGATGAGTTGGTCGAGTTGCTCGCGTGCGGCCTTGGTCGGGGCGGCGATCTTGTATTCGCGGGTTCCGGGAATCAGCTTGATCTTGTAGCCGAGGTCCTCCAGTTCCTTCTTCGCGTCCTCGCCGAGCGTGTCGACCTTGATGGTCTTCTTGTCCGGGAACTGCTTGAACTGGGCCTGGACCGCCAGGAGCTCGGACAGTGTCTGGTCGACACCCTCGGTCTGGAGGAGGATCGACACCTGGCCGGGGATCAGGCCGAGGGAGTCGGCAACCTTCGCGGCCTGCGTGCTGCTCAGCCCGTACCCTTCGGCCAGCTTGATCGCAGAGTCGCGGGCGGACTGCATCTCCTTCTGTGCGGCGGCCAGCGACTCCGGCAGGCTCTTGCCCTGCGACTGGGCGAAGTCGAACGCGGCCACTGCGGCGTTGGAGGCGCCGTCGGCGATGGTGTTGAACGTGCTGAACAGCTGCTGGCCGTTCTTGGTGGTGGTGTTCAGGGTGCCGTTGGCGTTGAGCAGGGCTTTGCCGAATCCGTCGGCCTTGTTGATGCCGGCGGCCATGGCCTCGTTGGCGTTGGTGACGGCCTCATTCACGCGGGCCTGCGCGGCCTGCAAGGACACGCTGCCGCCAGAGAGGAGGTCCAAGGCGTCGCGCAGGGCGCGGGTGCGGGAGTCGGCGTCGGCGGTCTTGTCGGCCAGTGCCGCGACAGCATCCTTGAGCCGGCCGTACGCGCTGGTGCCTTTCTCTGTTCCCTTGGCGGCGTCAGCGAGGTCCTTGGCCTTGGTGACCGCCTTGCCCATGTCGCCGCCCATGGCCCCCAGCGCGTCGGCGGCTGCCTTGGCGGCCTTGCCCTGGCTGTCGAGGACGCGTGTGCTCACCTTGCCGCTGGCAATGACTCGGTTGTGTGCCGGGTCGTTGGCGACGGCTTCCAGCTTGGCGCGCAGCGAGCCGAGGCTGTCGCCCTGGCTGAGGTAGGCGTCCGTCAACTCCCGCAGCCCGATGCCGGCGCGCTTGGTGACGTCGATGAGCTGCGTTTTACCGTCGGCCAGCTTCATGTCCTGGAGGGACTGGGCGGCGACCTGGCGGACGTTGTCGTTGACCTGCCCGTTGGACTCACGTAGCGCCTGGGCCAGGTCGCGGATCCGGGACTCATGCTCGGCGGCCGCCTGGGCGGCCTGCTGCTGCTTTTGCGCGAGGAAGCCGAGCCCGACCGTGGCGGCGGTGATAGCCAGGCCCCACGGGCCACCGAGCGCTCCTATCAGCCCGGCGCCGAGGCCTCGAGCAGCGGTCAGGGAGGCGGCGCCGATGCCCCGCAGGGTGCCCGCAAATCCGGTCCCGGCCGAAGCGGCGGCACGGAAGCTGGCGCCCATCTGCCCGATCAACGGGACTCGGGCCTGAAGGACGGCCATGGCGGCGCCGTAGCGGGTCAGGGATACGCCAGCTGCGGCGGCCAGTGACCGCTGTACGGCCATCTGCCCGTTCAGGGATCGGAAGGCGGTGGTGACCCCGCCGGATACGGTGCCTGCCAGGGCGGCCATGCGCGGCTGGATGCGGTTGACGAGCATCGCGGCCAGGACGAACTGCTGGATCGGGCCGGGCAGGGCGCCGAACGCGGACACCAGCGTGCCGACGAGATGCCCGATCGGTACGAGGACTGCGGAGAGGGCGCCGATCGTGGTGGCGGCCAGGTCGGCGGCTGCGACAACGAGGTCCAGGGTGGAGGAGACGCTGCTGCCCGATCCTGTCAGGTCGGCGAACGCGGATACGACCGGTTCAACGCCGTGCCCAAGGTTGGTCAGGACCTGGATGGCGAGTTCACCGGCGGACAGCAGCAGGTGCAGGAAGTCGGCCAGGGCCGCCTGTCCGAGGCCCTTGAAGCCGCCCGCCATGTCGCCGACCGCGTCCGCGATGCCACCGAACTCCTCGCGGGCGGCGGCCGCGATGTCGGGCCCGAACAGGGTGGCGGCGTCGTTGACGTAGTCGAAGAACTCCTTGATGCGCGGGGTGGCCGTGTGCAGGCCGTCGGTGACGCCGCGGACCAGGAACTCGAGGCCGGGCGCCATCCCCTGGTAGATGGTCAGGCCGGTCTGCCGTGCCTGCGTTTTCAGCTGGAGCATTGCGCCGGCGAGGCCTTTGCCCTTGGCGGCGGCGATCTCGCTGGCGGCCCCGGTCTGTGAGACGGCCTGCATGAGCGCGTCGAAGCTGTCGACGCCCTGGTGGGCGAGGGCGATCGCGCCGGACATGGCGGGCTTACCCATGGACTTCTTCACCGCGGCGGCGAAGTCCTGCTGGGTCATGTGGTGCTGGGCCTTGGACAGGCCTTCGATGACGTAGCGGAGGCCCTTGAAGCGGCCTTGGGCGTCCCACGCCTGGATTCCCATGGCCTCGAGGCCTTCGGTCATCTGAGCGGTGGGGCTGGCGAGGTTGGCCATCATGCCGCGCAGGGTGGTGCCGGCGGTCTGGCCGAGGATGCCGGCCTTGCCGAGCATGCCGACCGCGGCGGCGGTCTCCTGCATGCTGACGCCGAGACCGTGGGCGACCGGGCCGGCGTACTTCATCGCGTAGTAGATGTCGATGATGTCGCCGGAGGCGGCGTTGGCTGTCGCCGCGAGGGTGTCGGCGGCTTTGCCGGCCTGGTCGGCGCCCATGCCGAACTGGTCCATCATGTCGCCGAGGTACTTCGCAGAGTCGGCGGCGCCGACCTGTGCGGCAGAGGCGAGGACCAGGGAGGCGCGGGTGGCGGAGATGGCCTGGTCGGTACGGAAGCCTGCCTTGGCGAGCTCGACCATGGCCTCAGCGGCGTCGGAGGCGGTCGCGCCGGGCAGCTTGAGGTCGTTGCCGAGCTGGTCGGCGGTGGCGGCGGCGCGCTGCATCTGCATCTGCGTGGCGCCGGTGGTCGCGGCAAACGCATTCATCGCCTGCTGGTACTCGCCGCCCTCCTTGACCAGGTCGGCCGCACCCATGGTGAGCGCCCCGCCGGACAGCAGGACAGCGAGGGACTTGAGGTGTTCGCGGGCGCGGCCGGTCTCTTCCCGGTAGCGGCGCATCCCGCGTACGCCGGAGTCGCCGACGCGGCTCATGCGGGCATCAGCGCGGCGGGCGGCGTCGGCCAAGCGCAGCAGGTCACGCACTGCGGTGTCGATCTGCCCGGACATGCGGGCCAACTGTCGGCCGGTGATGCGGGAGTGGTCGCCCAGGCTGTTCAGCTGCCGGTTGGCGGTGCGGGCGGCGTCTCCGTACCGGTTGAGGCGGCGGGCGGTGCTGCCTGCGTGGTCGCCGAGGGTGTTGATGTGCCGGGCGGCGGTGCGGGCTTCCCGGCCCAGGGTGCGTAGATGCCGGGTTGTGGTTTGGGAGGCCTGGCCGAGTTCGCGGACTTCGGTCTTGGCGTGGCGGGCCGCGTTGCCCAGGGCGCGGGAGTGCTTCGCGGAGGCTTTCAGTGACTGCGCGAGGTCGTTGCCGCGTCCTTCAATGTCGACCCTGAGGTTCCAGTTCGCCACCGGCGCCCTGCCTCCCTTCCCATTTCCCGGCCCGCTATCGGGCGTTCAGTTCCTCCAGGACCTGCTGCGCGGCATGCACTGATGCGGGCAGCAGGAGGACTTTCATGCCGGCCCCGGCCTTGCCTTCCGGGATCTCGGCCTGCTTGGCTGCGATCTCCTCGCAGCCGAAGCATTTGTGGCTGATGGCGACGTACGCCTCCTGGTAGTCGCCGTCCTCGTCATCGAGCCATTCGGACTCACGGGTGCCGCACTGGGGGCACACGGAGCGCAGGAAGGTTTCGTAGGCGAGGGCCTTGGCGCGGTCACGTTCGGTCCAGGTGCCGTCACCGACGCCGAGGAACTGGCTGTGCGGGATGCGGTACTGCCGGCACAGTGCGAGTTCGTTCCTGAGTCGGCCATCGGTGATCAGCCTTTTCCCACGTCCATGCGGGTCCCGGACTGCACGTTCCATGCGGTGTTGAACAGGGCGGAGGCTTCGCCTTCGGACCATTCGGCGAGGTAGTACTTGGCGTCGTCGGCGGTGATGCCGTCGAGGGAGCTGGCGGCGATCAGGGCGGGGCCGAGGGTTTCGACGTTGACGACGAGGCTGTCCTCGGCCTGCTCCTCGGTCGGGGGGTGTTCCTTCTTCAGGTCCTCGAAGTCCGGCCGTCGCAGCGCCTGGAAGCGCAGCACGATCGCCACCTCGTCGAATGCCGCCTGCGCCTTGTCGAGGTCCTTCTGCGCGGTCTCGAGGTCCTTCTCCAGGTCCGTGTTGTCGGGCTCCGTCTCCAGTTGGCTGGTCAGGCGCCGCACAATCCACTTGGCCTCTTCCAGGGCCTTTTTGATCTGGACGTCGTCGCAGATGGTCAGGGGGGCGATAGGCCGCTGCCGGTTGCGTAGCCGCTCCCGGGTGGCGGCCCAGTGTGCGTCCGCTGCCACCGCGGCGGGCGGCGGCTCGGGGCTGCTGGTCTGGCGTGTGCTGGTACTGGTCATGGGAGTGGTCCTCCGTCAGGGGAAGGGGAACCCGGCCGGACGCCGTAGCAGGCGCCCCTTCCCGAACGCAGGTCGACGTCCGGCCGGGAGCTGGGAAGGAGATCAGGCCGACCGGAGTCAGCCGCCGGGCGTGGTGGTGGTGACCGTGACCGCCGGGCTGGTGCCGCCGGTCAGGCCCGTGGCACTGGCGGTCATCTGCGGCACGTCGCCGCCGGCCAGGTCGCCCTGGAACGTGACCGTGATCGGCGTACCCGGGTGTGGTCCGCCCGCGCAGAGCACGTCGCCGGCGCCGATGTTCGACAGCGCAACCAGCGCGGACTGCACCTGCGAGGAGGTCGCGTTGTACGGGATGCCAGAGGTGGTCTGCCCGTTGAAGGTGAGCGTGTACGTGCCGCCAGTCGGCGTGCCGGTGACGGTGACCGTCTGAACCTCGTTGGTGCCGGCCGCCGGGACCGGGGCGCCCTGGAGGGGGCGAGAGGTGATGGAGCAGGTCACCATGAACTTCGCCGCCTCATTGTCCGCGGTGTACTGCGGCGACTGGCTCGCGACGCGGATCGGGAAGACGTCCATGCTGTTGTTCGCGGGGACATCACCCTTGCGGAAGATGACCACGTAGCCGGTGGTGCCCTTGGCGAACACGGCCTCCAGGTCGGCGGTCTCTTCGTCCTCGTAGAACGTGAACGAGCTCGAGTCGGCCTTGTCGGAGCCGGGGATGGTGGAGTCGTAGGTGTCCGCCATGTCCGGGGTGTCGATCTCCTGGTTGGCGACCGTCCATCCGTCCATCGCGGCGATGTACTCGGAGAACTCGGTACCGAGGACGACTTCGGTACGGGTGGGAATCATGCTGTCGGCGG